CGCTCCATGAACGCTGAGATAGTTCAGATACTCCAAGATGCCGTTGACGGCCGGATCAACCCGTTAGCTGACGATGATGAAATTGAGAAGGTTTACGTCGAGGTCATATCTCATGATCTCAGCGAAATGAGCATGGAAGATTTCGACGCTAACAACGAGAAGCTTGACTGGCTGATTGATGCCTTCATGCAGCGCATCTCAGAGGACACGCAGAGGTTCCAGTCTGCGATCCGCTTAAAGTCGCAAACCAAAGAGCTAATTGCCAGACAAATTACCCAGCAAGTTCTGCAGAAAGCTGATTACCCAAGCCCAAGCAAGATGCCAGAGAACAATAAAAAAAAATAAGCTCATGATACAAATTTGTATCACCAGTTAGCCCGCCTGATTGTTAAAGAGCGCCTGCTGCAGTGATTAAAACGCATGCTCATTTTAATGTAAAGTCATTACAAATCAGTAAATTAAATGGGATTATCTACGATTAGATATGAATAGATATGGTGATATTTCACTTACGTAACTTTACAAGTGATATCAGCCCACCACCTGAGTGGGCTACTTCTGCCTAGCCCTTCTTGCCGCCTGTTTAGCCAGGTAATCATCAGCAACAGCGTCGTACTCTTCCCGGGTAAAGCCCTTCTGATCAGGGTATTTCTGCGCCAGCATCAGCTGAAACTCGGTCATGGTCAGCGCCGCTGCTTCATCCCGGTTAATGCCGAAGTGGCTACGCGCCGCGCTAATGTAGTCGAAGGCCTTAAACTCGTTCGTCGTTTCGCCTGACTCATGCCGCTGCAGGCGGCGCACACTGGCTTTACCTACGATGCCGTGCTGCATCAGCTCGCGGGCGAAAATGATGATTAAATCTTTTGCCATCAGGCCGGGCTGATAGGAGATTCGCCCGCCTTCATCAGCCCACTCGCCAATTAACTCATCGAGATCATCATCACAGCAGGCCTGCAATACCAGCATTGACGTGAATAGCAGATTGTCAGCTGCAACGTTGAAGGATGGAGCCATCCATTCAGGAATTGAGTCGAAGCCAGCAGTACAAGAGGCTATCAATTGCTGCACCTCGCTACCGTGAATTTGTGCGTACATCTTCACGATCTCATCTGGTTCGCCAACCCTCATCATCGCTGAGAAGGAAGGCCGCAGTAAGTAGTCCTTACCACCTTCCCGGCTGTCACTAATGGCGATCTCGCCAATTTCTTTCATGGCTACTACTGTCATGTTTCACCCAGGTTAACGGTCATTATCAAGGGCAGCCGCGGCCACCCTTTGGAATGGCCGTTAGCTGACGGTAACGGTATGGGTAGCGACAAAATTACCGTCTTCGGTGTTAATGACGATCTGCGCGCTGCCCGCGGCGACGCGGTTCACCGTCACGGTGGTACCGGAGGCGGTAGCAGTGGCTTTGGTTGGATCGGTTGATGCTACGGTGAAGTCTTTGTTGGTTGCGCCGGTCGGGGCGATATTCACCGTAAAGGTGCTGGTACCGCCTGCCGCGCCGGTGCTGGTAGCTGGGGTCACCGTTACGCCGGTCACCGCCACTGCCGTCACTTCGTTAACTTCGATGGTGCTGGCATCGCCCACTTTGAACTCGGTAGAGAACGTGACGATATCGTTGGTGCCGCCGTCAGAACTCAGCGCGTTGATGTTCATGTAGCCGATAAATTCTACTGGACCGTAGTCCATTCGCACCCAGATGCCGGGCTGGCGTTTGGCTTTCAGCTCGTCAGCGAAATACTTGATGAACTTGCCGACGCCGTACTGATCCAGTTTATCCTTCTTGCGGACCTCACCTTCAAAGCTCAGGGTGAAGTCACTGTTGGTGATGATGGTTTCGACATAGCCGCCGCCGTCATCAGCATCTGAGGTTACCGAGTTCGGGTTGAAGTCGAAGCCTTTGGACGTACCGGCCGCCAGCGCCTTCCACTCAGACTCGAGTGGTTTGACATCCGGGCAGCCGTCGGCGACTTCCAGCACCACAGCGCCACCGAATAGACGCTCGTTAGAGCTAGGGCAATTAGCCATGTGAAACTTCCTCTTTGACTTAAAAAAGAAAACCCGCCGTAGCGGGTCTATTTGGTTGGGTTGGCTATTCGCCGTAGGTGCAGGCGAACTGGAGCCGGAAGGTCATTCGCCCCTCTTCTGTTAACACCGGGGCCGGGATTGCGCCCATATTCTGGATATAGCCGACGCACTCATCAGCCATAGGGTTGGCCTGAACATAATCGACAATACGCTGAACAGCATTGGCGGCATCACCTCGCTTATCCTTCGCTCCGATCACGTCGACGAGGACATGATATTCAGTTCCGAGGTCATGGCGAATGTTAGCGCCGCCATTTGGCCGGAAGACCATTACCGCCTGTGTTAGATCTCCCGGGTCGTCGTACATCAACTTTTGCACCGTGAACCCGGCTGTCAGGCCAGCATCACCGAACATGTTACGCACCCGCTCATGCATCATGGGCGTCATAGCGACATCTCCTTGGCGATCACCGCATCGATTTGTCTTCGCGTATCCTCAAAGCCTTTCGTGAGGAACTCTTTCCGGGCGGTAGCCCGTCGGAAGGTCTGAGGCACGTTAGGATCGTGAACATACACCGCGTAATTAGCGGAGTAGCCCACGCGGCCGGTCACGCGATTGCCGTTCACGGTTATGTCGCGAAACTGACTGTTCAGCAGGGTAGACGTGTCGATCGGCGTATAGAGCGCAGCCTGAGAGCCACCGATAATCAGCGCCGACTGCATGGCCCTGATGGTCTTACGGCCCTGGATGTCGCCGACTAGGGCATTTAGGTTTTTACGCGCCTGGCTGATGCCCTTCACTTTGATGCCCATGCTTAAACCCCGGTAATTATCGCCCAGTCGTCTTCCAGGCCTTCCAGCGTGTCGTTCCACTGCGTCACGTGGCGAACCTCGTCAGCGCCAGCGCTAAGTGGGTCTGGATTGGTGCTGGAGCCGATAAGGATGTAATCGCCTTCGTCAGCCAACGCATAGGCAGTGAAGAAGGTGTTTTTTACGACAACCTCTTTGCCGAGCGAGCCGAGCTTTGCGGAAAGCCCACCGATGTAATCGCACATGATGGTTTCTGGCGGCTCATAAGCTGAAATCGGGTCCCCGTTTTCATCTTTACCGCCAGGCCCCTTGCGCCACAGTGTGCAAGGTTTGTTGTATGACCACTGTCCTGCTGAACTCATTCACGCCACCTCAGCACCTTCGCGCCCGTAGCGCGAATTCGCGGGCAGTTGATGAACCACTCGCCGTCCGATTTAACGTAGCCGGTGGTCTCCCGCCCGGTGTCGGTTTCGACCCATACGCGGGTGAGAGGCTTCGGCTTGCCTTCCGTCACTGATTTGTACTTCATCACTTACCCCCGCACATGCAGCCGCCCTTTCCGATCCAGATACCGGCGAACGCCGGGGCGGCAGTAGGGTCGGCAGGGATCAGCGAGGTGGCGCAGCCGTACTTATCCAGCCCGCGCAGCAGGTTCACTGATGCTTTCCAGCGGTCGGTGAACGACTGGTACCGGAAAGAGCGCGACGCCCCGCTTGGAGCCGTCTGGCTGGAGATGTATTTATCCCCCTGCCCGAGCCCCATAAGCGCCAGCAGATAGAGCTGAATCAGCAGCGCGGTCGATGCAGGATAATGCGCATCGAGACACTCCTGAATACTGTTGGCCTGATCGACGAGAGCCTGAAGAACAAAATCGGGAATGGTAATTCCCTGGCTCTCCAGATACTCCTTCGCCTGTTCGAGAGTTACCATTATCGACTCCGTGAAATACCCCGCCGGAGCGGGGCATAAAAAAACCGCCTGAGCGGCGGCTGTTATTCAGCAGGGAAAAGCTTTTCGAGTTCGCCATCCGGCAACAGCTCACTGAGCTTTTCAGCGCCCAGGGTGCCTTTAAACTCAATCCCCAGCTCAGTAAGGCGGTCCTGAATAATCTCCTTGCGAGATTTCTCGCCAGTACCGGCACCAGGTGTCGACGGGGTAAGTTCTCCGCCTGCCTCACCATTAATGAGACGGACGTTGGACTTCAGCGCCGGGTGCAGTTCTTTCAACTCCACCACCTGCCCTACCTTCACGCCGAACCATGCGCGCACAACTTCGTATTTAGCCATGCTGTTTCCTTACGCCAGGTTAGCGCCGTAGACAACACCAGACAGGCCCTGATCGTCTGCGGTAATTTGCAGACCTTCAGCAGACATAATCTGGAAGTTGTAGTTAACGTTAGGCAGTGGGCGCGGCAGCGGAACAACACCGACAGCCATACCAACCAGTGGAGAGATCACGTCGCGACGACGAACGTACGCGATAAACTCGTTACCGGTCAGCGCGAAGCTCATGCGGATTTCTTTCACCGGCGCGAACGGCAGAACAGCCTGCAACACAGTGCCGCTTACGACGCCATTCACCACGTACGGCTGCGCCAGGTTTGCCCAGATTTCCGGGGAAACCCACATCACATCGTAGGCGGCGACTTTGTTCGCGCGTGCGGTGGTACCGAATGCGCCTTTACCGAAGAACGCAAAGAGCGCGGTCATGTCAGCGGTGGTAAGGTCGATATTCGCGCCACCAGCACCGGAACCGAGGTTGATCTTCTTAGTGTTTCGGTGGTTCTTAATGCCCTGAGCCGGGTAAGACTGCACCTGAATGTGAGAGTCACCGTTCAGGTAGTAGTTAACGCGCTTCTGGTTGAACTTGCGCATCTTCGCCATCTGCGAGTCCAGAACCAGATCAATGCCTACAGAGTTCAGTCCAGCGGCATGACGCCAGTTGACGCCGTAACCGGCGGTAAATACCGGGATCGGGTCGCCGTCCGTGCCGTAGTCGGTGTGGTCGAAGGAGAACGGCGCCTGACCGTCGATGCTAACTGACACGTCATCAGCGATATCGCCAATCACATTGTACAGCTTGGCGGTTTTACCGACCGGCAGAACCGTCTGAACGCCGATCAGGTCGTTCACGATCTCCATGCCGATTTCCTGGTCACGCAACTGCAGCACCTGGCGGTCAATCTCAGCCCAGAAGTCACGGGTGAAACCACCAACTGCGTTACAGGCCAGCATATCAGCAGTCATATCTGCGCGATTGGCAGCAATCACGGCATCGTGCTGACGGTTCCACATGTTGCGGTTGGCCCACAGCTCATTCCAGTGGCCGCCGAGGCGGGAGTTTGCCGCCAGAGTGTCTTTAGAGAAATACATGTGCGTTGTTCCTTTTGTTAAGCGCTAGCGGCGGCGACGGTGCCAACGCGCATACGCACGCGAATATAATCGGTAGTGCTGGCAGCGATGGTGTGTTCATCCTGGCTGTAGCCGATCACAGAATCAGTGTCAGATGTTGCCAGGGTAAACTGACCAGCGGTGCCCAGCTTGATCGGGCTGTCTTTCTTGTACGCACCAGGCAGGCAGCGCAGGGCCAGCTCACGACCTTCTTCGACATAGTTGCCAACAGCCGAATCACCAGATGGGATTGCTTCGGTAATGGTCAGGCCCTGGTGGT